AATGCGTAAAACATCCACCCACTGGAAAGAGTTGTAAAATCTAATCTTACATCCTCCATATCCATATATTTAGTGCTAGCGCCGCTTGATAGTGGGTATGACGTCCCAGTGTATCCAGCTGAAATATATATTTTTTTTAATTTTTTATATGTCGATGACAGCCCAGAAAACCAATCGGTACTGGGGGATGAAAAACCATACACTTTATGACCATTTCCGTTCAGCTCTCCAGCGAATCCCGCTACCCCAGACAAGATTGCGCCTGAACAATCTATATCAGCAATAACCTCAAAATATTTCCCGCTGATTTTATCTACGTTAAAAAACTGCGTCCATGCTGCAACGTTATGAATGATATACGGATCTGCACTTGTCCCGGCTCCTCGCAAATAATCAGTAACAGCCATTCTTCACCCCACTATTGGCCCGATCACCATCGGGCGTAATTGTCTGTCTGAAACATCCCAACTCACAGCCAGCAACGGCCCTGAAAACTCAACATCAACACTGAATAGCCCATTGCTATCAGTGGTTGTTGATGCCACTACGTAATAACCAATACGCGGTGGCGTTGCGTTGGGAATGGCTTGTTTAATTCGGTTGATAAAGACAACAGGGCACCCGGAAAGCCGGATGCCTTGATCATCAACATAACCAGAGAGTGTTCGCATCACGCATCCCCTCGCTGCTGATGAGACATGCTGTCGTCAGGATGAGTTGCTTTACCAACACTGATACACCGCAACAGCCACAAGCCGTATAAAGCCGACATGGTTGTGAAGCGGATCACATTACCACTCACCCATCCAGTGCTGAACCCGTGCCAGTCCAGTACAAAATATGGGGTGCCGGTGTTCGGGTTGATAATGGCTGTGTTTGCCGTGGTTGTGCCTGAACCCAGTTTCCCCCGATCTTTGCTGATAATGTCGAATGTGGTCGCTGATGTGAAGACCAGAGCCCACTCATCATCAACCGCACCTTGATTTGTCACTTCAATCGGATAATTAGCCCAGTCGAAGTTCGCTGTGATCGGGTTTCCACTGGCAATATGTGTCCAGTTCGGGCTGCTGGTGCTCCATGTCTGCTGAACAAACTGATTGCCCCATGATGCGAAACGATCGCCCATGCGTAATGCGCTGCTGACCATGGTTTCACCGGCAGGGAAATCTTGTGCCAGTGGAATTGCCAGTGTCAGATCGCCAGACACCTGAACATCTTGTATCAGGCTCATGTGCTCAATGCGGTGATAAAACGTTAACGGCGGCACCAGAGCAACACTATTTGCATCAACCAGCGACAGAGGTGTTTTCATCGTGACAAAGCCACCATCACGATCTTCAATATACTGATCTGGTGATAATCGCGTTCCGGCGCTATCGGTAAACCAGCAATCAGCCAGATAATCACGGGTTGCATCAATCACCTGACCAGCTGTTGGCGTTCCAACACTGAAGCTGCCGGTATGAGTCAGCACAACGACTTCACCGTCCTGATAAATCGGCACCTTGCCGTCTGGCGGTAGTCTGATTGGGTCTAAACCAATCAAATCAGAATCCAGCGGAATGCTGGTCAGAATGACGGTGTTATATCTGAGAGTATCAGCAGAAACCGGGCTGCTGAACTCTGCTGAAACCAACCCCTGCTGAACATTAACTGTTCCGGTTACGCCATCGCCAGATAGTAATCCAGCGGAATCAAGGCTGGCATTAATTAAAGACCCATACGCACTTGAGCCAATCAGCTGCAGGTTCGCCGGTTTTATCGGGCTTCCCGGTGTGCGGAACACCACTGAATTGATGAACGGGCGCTTCGTTAACAACCCGCCAGAGATAACATTCAGCGCACCAGTAATTCCTTTTGCATCATCAATCGTTACCGTTCCGGTACCAAGACTAACAGTACCAACACGGGAACCGCCGCCAGTGCGGGAGTCTGGGTTTTTCCACAGCACATTATCGCGCTCTATATAGTGGTTCCCGTTGTCGATAAACCACAGCGATTTAGAGATCAGGTTGTCACCAAGTACAAACTGGATCGGTGGCATATTGACAGTGATCGTGTCAGTTTGTGTGCCAGTATCACTGACAGCTAACCCCATCACATCACCGGTTCCGACACACACTTCATATTCAGTAACGGTTTCAACGTTTTTCGTTGGCGGTCCAAAGTTTACTGATGTGTATGTCACCACGTCATAACTGTATTGTTTTGACCAGCTGAACGAGCCCTGACCATTGGCATATGTGATTGTGCCTACTGCAACGCCGTCACGCATCAAATGCCCGGCACCATCATCAGTCAGCGTAACCCGGAATGTGCCATACCCATGAAGAGCCGATGAATACCGGGTCACGTTATATGTCACCGATGTCTGACCTGGCACCAGCTCTTTACCGACAGCAAATGTTGCTGCTGTAGCCGGATCAGTGGGTATAGCAACCCCAATCAACTGCCCGGCTGTGCGAAGGTATGAAACGGTATAGACACCATCATCAGGCAGGCCAGTCGGAATGAACTGGATAGTTTTTCTAGCGTAATACGCAGTGCCAGTGCCATAGCCGCTTAATACGCCTGAGCCGTTATCCGTCAGTGTTCTTGTTACACCACCACTTAGCCAGCTGATGCTGACTGAATCAGGCACCATAGCATTCGTCGTTCTGACGGTTTGCTCTTTGTTAACGGAAAGAGACTGACCGCCTAATGATGTATATTCCAGCGCACCTGATGGAATAAAGCTGACGATAATTTTTGACTCAGCATCCGGCATGGCTGGCGAACATGTCACACCGAGAGAACCGGTGGTGAACGAAACAGAACCGGTGCCATTGCCTGACAACTGACCAGTGCCATCATCTTGCAGCATCTGCCATTTACCGAGCGCACGATACATCACAGTGACTGAACCAGGTTCAGGTATCGTTTCGGATAAATCCCACGTCCAGTTAAATGTTCTATTCGCGGCGGTCACATCTGTAGCGAATGAAATAGCAGCGCCGATAATTCCGGCCGCCGGGATGAATGTAGCGTTTGCTGTTGATGTGAATGACCCTGATTTGCGGTAGGCATCAATCTGACCGTTTTCAAAATTGACTGTGATTTTGCTGTAATTATCAGTGCCAGACTGGAACAACAAGGTGCCATTCCCAGAGTCCTTATATACGCCTCCTTCGATAGCTAATGACAGGCTTCCGCGCTTTGGCACACGTTCAAGATAAGTTCGGGATTGAGACCCAGATACCAGCGCAAAGGTATATGTTCTGGTTTGCGATGCTCCCATGCCGCATACCTGCGACAACTCAGAAAGAGCCAGTCGGTCTGTGATCAGGTTTTCAGAATACGCTGATGGAACAATCGGCTTGTAAACTTCATTAACCCTGATGGTGACATCACCTGCTGAGCCAGCATTTTTTAACGCAGAAACACCATAATAACGACTGGCATCCGCGACGTTTGTGGTAAGCACAGAGGCTGGCGTGATAGCGTCAGAACGCTTAACCCCGGTCGGATATGGTTGTCCACCATACCATCTGTTTTTCAGACGGCCGGATAACTTTATCGTCAGTACACGCCTGACAATTGTGTAAAACTGACCACCAAGCTCATAGGTGAACGATTGCGACCCCACATCCATAGATGCGATTTTGATGTACTCTTCATAATTAAGGCTGGTATCAGGGTCTTTACCATAGAGATATAACGTTCCACCAAGCTCAGGTATCGGCGCGGTAGTCTCCTGAAACAGCAGAATAGACCGCTGACCAGCATAAGCATCACCCAAAACAAACGATCTGGAGTCATACCCAGGCACAAGATACTGTTCAACACGAGATCTGGCTTCAGCACGGGTATCTGTCGCAGTTCCTGCAAATACCAACAAATTTGTGTGCTCATCCTGCGCATCTTTATCGATGATAAAGTGACTGCCCTGATACGCATCTGCATTATTGGTGCGAACACCACAAAACAGCTTGCGCATGTTTGATACGCCCTGTGTACGGTCCATGCGTGATGTTTTCGGAAATAAAGCGTTGACCGTGTTATCAGGCAGAATGGTTCCCGTTGGCTTGCCACCACCGTTATCTTCGTCGGTCATTCGCTCTGATTCGTAAATGACAATATCTGCAGCGGTGATGCTCATGGGGAAACCTCAACGGTGATGAATTTGAGTTTGATGATGTAGAAATCTGCATCGTCAGGATCAGAGAACGGAGTAACTTGTTCAGCGGTAAAGGGAGAGTCAGGCGCCCACGTAACTGTGGCTGCTGTACCATTGATGGTGAGTGTCATGGGGTCCGTGATTAACAATGCGTCGTAGATCTGGTTTACAACCGCTCGTGTTGCCCAAGCACTGTTACTGGTTGATTCCAATGAGATCGGGCGACCTTCTTTTAACAGCCCAGCCTGAACGATTACTTTCCCTGTGCTGCCTTGCGTGTGTTCCCGTTTGACCGGCGACCACCCGCCAAACTCATCTGTTCTTAACATGTCACCCGGAAGGTCAATGTTTCCAAGCGTGATGGCCATCGAGATCCCCTGAAAAAAGAAAACCCGCCGAAGCGGGTTAGTAGGTTGTTATTGCTCTATCAGAAATATTCCTGACTGCAGATGATCAATCCGCACTGCCATCTCTCTGGCTGGCGCAAAAAATTCAACAACACGAACATCACGGTAATGAATGAAATTGCGGATCCCGCGTTTCGATAATTCATCACACGCAAACCGCAGGCAGGCGTCATAATCCTGACTTCGCAACATCGATGCTGGGACAGGAATAAACATACACCACCTACGCGGTTGTCAGAGAACTAGCTGATTCAAGCTGAGCAAGTATTTTGTCTAATGCCGCCTCATTGGCCGCATCAGCTTTGACAGTGGCTGTGGTGCCACCAAGTTTGATCGTTATTTCTTTCGCCGCTGGTGTTGTGTTAGCAGAAGAACTACTGCTGGATGAATTGCTTGATGCAGACGATTCCGCCGAGGTTTTTGCGGCCGCCTTCTCCGCATTAATCGTTGCAATCTTCTGATTGTGGATCTCTTGCGCCAAACGCAATGACTCTTTCAGATCAGCGATAGCCTGTTTGTCTTTAAGTGCCTGAGCCTGCGACAGCTTATCCTGTAGTTCGGCTACTTGTGTCTGGTACCGACGATTCTCGATAGCGACGTTGTTGTTGTTCATTTCATCGAATTCATCACGCAGGCTGTTCAGGGTTGATTGCACGGAGGAGTTCAGGCTATCCATCTGTGATTTTGCCGACGAAATCGCAGACCGTAGACCAGAAAGGTTTTGCTCTCCTAACTCTTTATACTTAGAAACAGCATGTTCAGCTTTAGTTATCAGCTCTGATGATGGATTTTGTGATAATTCGGTTTGCAGATTTTTGACGGCTAATGCAGCGCGGCCAAGTTCCTCACGCATTCGATAAACAGCAGAAGATTGTCCATCAATCGCGGAGATCCAGCTTTCATAGCCTGATGGCCCCATCAGGGCGACTGAGTTTCGCGCCATGTTTTTTGCCGCAGTGGCGTTTTTATCGATCTCGGCCGTTAATTCTGACACCGACATACTCATGTAGTCAGTTGCTTTTGCTGCATCATAGGTTTCAGCCTGAAACAGAGGTGTCATCTTGGTATAGGTTTTAACGGAATCATTTGCCTGATCAACGCTTCCCTTCATTTTTGACCAGTTGTTCGTAGCGTAACCTACGTTCTGTCCTGAGCTTGAAGCTGCGGCACCCATCTGATTTAAAGCACCAGCAGTAACTAACGACTCTGCACCAACTGTCTGAACTTGTGCTGTTAATGCCGCAAGCTCATTGGTCAATCCCAATGCGGCAGCCTGACTTTGCAACATCGAAGATGGTAACCGTCCAGAAGCATTAGCCGCTTCAAGTTCGGCTTTCGCCCAGACAAGGAATGCCTCTTTCTGTTGACTAAGGGATGTGGATCCAGCAGTGGACATCCTGCTGTAGGCGGCTTCCGCATCAGCTGCCAGCTTTTCTAACGTGGCGGCTGACTTCATACCCAATGTGGAAAAATCATCTGCAGTTCCATTGGTGACGCCGGATAGCTCGCTAAGTCTGGCTTTAGCGTGTTCCATCCCGGATGAAATGTCATTTCCGGCAACTTTTCCGCTTTGCCCTGCTTGCTTAAATGCAGTGATTAATGCGTTAGCCTCCGTTTCGGTTTTTGCTGAATCAATTGCCTTGTTAAATGCAGCTCTTATCTCATCTGAACTGAACTTCCCAGATGTTGCTATTTGAGTAAATACAGTTACAGCCTCTTTGCCGGCGGAAGTAAATCCATTGCGCATTTCCTGCAGGTCAAGCCCGACCCGGCTGAATAACTCCTGATCTAATTTATTTCCAGCTTCCCTTGCTTTTTCACCAACGGAGTCCATGAATTTACCAGACTCGGAAAGCGAGTTTTGCAAGTTAAGCAAATCTTCCGCACTCATTTTTTTGAGTGCGCCACCTAAACCATCAGAAATGTTCTTTCCTGTAATGACGCCTTTTTGCTCCAAATCATCCAATGTCCGAATGACGTTGCTTACTGATTTTTTGCTGTCTACATCTGCAGCATTAAACATATCTGTTACAACTTTTGAAGCTTCATCACTGCCTGGTTTTAATCCTTCAAGTTTTTTCTTTAGATCATCAATGTCAGTATAAAATTTTACTAATTTTGGGCTTGCTTGTTCTGCGGCCTCACCGATCTGTTTGATTGGTTCCGGCCCTGCTTTATATGACCTTGTTGCTTCATCGAAATGAATTTTATTATTCTGAAGCAGTTGATCAAACTGCTTCATGGTTGTAATTGTGATGCCAGTCTGCTGTGATATTTCAGCGTAACTTTTCTTTAAATCAGATGACGTTTGAGCTTGCAGCTTTTGTGATTTATCAAGTTCTTTTTGCGCATCACGCATTTGTCGATATGCATCAATGGCCTCGAGTATTTTTTCAATACCCCAAGATGTAGCAAGTCCAACCAATGAAGATTTCAGTAAGCCAATAACTCCAACCGATGCTTTTACGATCGGATTTAAAGCACCAAATGACTTGCTGGCAATATCAGTAGCAATTGCGCTTTTGCTGGATTCTGCCGTTATTGCTGAAAATCCGGAAGATAATGATTTAATGCTTGAAAGCCAGTTGGCAATTTTTAGCCCAGCCCAGATTTGAGCCATCAATTTTAATTCAGAACTGAAATTGTTAATGGCGGACGCGGCAGCAGAAGAATAATCGCTTATTGCTTTTAGAGCTGCAGTGACTTTGTTACCCCACTCAGTAAGAGAGCCGTCTTCGCGGATCTGCTTAAGGTAGGCAATGGCTTCACGCAGCTGCGAATTAACAAAATCCATCAACCCGGCATTAGCCACTTCAGCTTTTGCCTTGGTGAATTCATCTGCCAGATTAGATGCAAGCCCGCTAGTTGAATCCATGACTGACTGTGCTGCGCCGGCATATCTGCTACCCATTGCAGCAATGAGCAAATCAATTTCTTTTCGGCCTAACGCACCAGCTGTTGCCAGTTTTTGCAGTTCAGGGACTGATTTACCGGTTGCCTCTGCCAGTAACTGCCAGGCAGGAATACCTGCTTCAACGAGCTGGAGTGCCTCTTCTTGCTGAAGCTTCTCTTTACTGTATGCCTGACCAAGCGCAAGTATGATGCGTTCTACTTCCTCGGCACTCTTCCCCTGAGCGTATGCCCCATCAATAGCTGCTTGTAATGACCCTGATAGTGGGTCAAGGCCGAAGTTCTTCGCTTTGATAGCCGCAGACATCACTTCCTGAAGCTGCATTGGCGTTCTTTCAGCAATCGCATTTAGCGCTTCAAAATCCAGACCAGCGCGGGCAGCTGTCTTTGATAAGACCTCCATTTCGGAGCCGGTTTTAACAATGCTGATCAGGCTGTCTTTTGCCCTGTCGAGGGTAAAGAATGCGGCTGCAGTGGCCATAATGTTTTTAGCAAAACTGATGAACCCTGAGCCACCAGTAGACACGTGGTTGTTAAGGCCTGCAGTTTCTGTTTTTGCCTGGCTTGCTGCAGAACTGTATTGCAGCAACTCTTTTCCGCTTAAATCAGTGTTCTGTGCGACATACTTTTGAAGCTCAGCTTGTTCCCGAAGTCTGGTTGCAAGATCGCCGACTTCTTTCTCGGCCTGAGCAGTAGCAGACTTAAGATTGCGCTGCTCAGCGATAAGTTGCTTTGTATTTAACCCGGTTTGCTGTAGCTCGGTCCGTAACGTAGTTAATGTGCCTGATTGCTTCCTGTATTGATCATCAAGCTGATTAACTTCTTTGCGGGCAGAATTAAATTCCTTCGTCTGCTGAGATAGGGCGGACTTAGACTGATTCAGTGATTTTTCAAGTGCAGATGTTTCTTTTGCTGATGACCGGTACTGCTCACCAAATTGCTTTGCTTCCGCCTTGGCTTGCTTCAGTTCGTCACGCTGTTCACGGGTTGGCGCGGTGCTTTCTTTGATGGCTTTTGATAGCAGCTCAACTTTTACCTTTGCTTGCTGCCATTCATCAGCCAACTGAGCAGTGTTTGTTTTGCTGGCTTTATATTCACTGTTTGTAGCAGCAATAGCTGATTTTGAATCAGCAACACCCTTGCCAAGAGCTGTAGCTCTGGTACGGGCCTCATCCATGGTAGCGCTTAAATCAGCTGTGCTTTTTTTAAGTTGTTGAAACTGACTAATCAGTTGATCCTGCTGGCGCAACGCATCAAGCTCTGTAACCAGTTTATCTACTTCAGCACTGGACTCGGTGGTTTGCCCACCGAGCTTATCTACCTCATTAATGAGTTTGGCTATTTCTACCAACCCATCAATGGCAGCAGTGATCCGTAACTGGATATCAGTTTGGGTATTATTCGCCATAGGATTCTCTTAAATGAAAAAACCCGCCGAAGCGGGTTATTGGAATTTTGTTTTTACCACCAACGAATGGCGTGAATAAGGCTGGATAGCCCGAACAGAAAGAAAACAGTCCATATAAGAAGGAACCGCCAGTTGGATAATTTTTCACCCATCAGTCGCAACTCCCGTAACAGTTTGCTAATATCAGACACAGGTTCTCCCTTGGGTTTGCAAGGTGCAGAAACGAGAAAGCCCGGCACTGCTGGTAACAGTCCGGGCTTTCGTTATTTATGCATGTATAAAACTATGCCACTGGGTCCAGAACAATCATTTCCCATGGGGCGTCTTTGCCTGATGGCGTCACCAGTGTGCCTTCCAGTTCACCTTCGATGAATTCACCGCTCATTAAATCGGTGGCACCGGTGGCGGAGAATGTGACCTGATGCGCGGTCACGCGAACTTTTTCGTTAGTAGCCAGGTTGATACCATCTACAAGCACACGCCGAGGTTTGGTGATTTCAGTGGCCCCCGCGATACGTGTCCCGGTAACCGCTTTAGTTTTACCCGTTACCAGCACGGCAACGGCACCGTTCGCGTTCAGCGCTTTGATCAGCCCCATCTCGCGGTTAACTTCATAATCAACACCTTCAGTCAGAACGGTTGTGCCATCCGATGCTTTTTCAACAGTCCATGTTGCGGTATCGATGTTCTGATTAGCCAGTTCAACATAACCGTCTTCAGTCAGCGTGACCGCTTCATCAGTGAATGTGATGACTTCCTTGCTGTAGGCAGAGGACTTACCGCCAACGGCATCAGCAAGCAGGTTTTTGGAGGCGGTATCCCAAGTGATAGCCAGCTTCGCCGGATCTTTGGCAACCTGGACAGAATCCAACGCCTGACCGAAGTTGGCTTTCTTGTTACTGATACGGTTCTTTTCTTCAGTAGTTGGAGGAGTGAACTCCAGCTTAGTGACGTTAATAGGGCCAATCGCTGGGCCGTACACGCCTGCTGACAGAACTTCAGCAATATAAACGTCACCTGCCAGCAGCAGGCCTTTATCGACAAATTGACCCATGGTCATGTCTCCTTAAAGACGTGGTTTTACAAAATAAAAAACCCAGCACACAGGCTGGGTAATAATGATTTACGACTACGTTTCTATAGTTCGTCGGTGTATGAAATTGTTACCGGCAGCTGGGCAACGTAGGTTTGTTCGTATCCTTCAGGGATAAAAAACTCTGGCTCGCCAATCGTGAATTTACCTGTCGTAGGATTATCCCCAAGCGACAACAACCGATTGTCTTTAAACAGTGCAACCCGCATATCAAACAACGCATCGTCCAGATCTTCATCCTGTGACGGGCCAACCTCTACCGCCACCAGCAAATAGAACTGGCGTTCAGCAGATACTGTTTTATTGGTAGGTTGGCTCTTTGTCTCTTTTGTTGGCTGCAGTGCAAAAAATGGCCAACCGGTAATGCTGTTATTATCAATATGCTGGGCGAGATAGCCTTTTTCTGCAGATGCGCCTGGGATGGCTTTCAGCTTATTAATCAGCCGGTCGGCATATAAGGTGACATTGCTTTTCAAACCAGACCCCTCATCTGTTTTAGCCATTCATCGGCAAGCAGTTGTTCAACATCAGGACGGATTTCGTCTTTAACGTCGCGGAATACCTGATCAACTGATGGCCCATACAGAATGCGGTAATCATCACGACCAGAACCTGTTCGCTGTGCAATGCCCATCGTTAACCCAGCCCCGGCACTTTGTTCGCCGTATTTCAGTTTAATGATCCATGCATGTTTCAGGACTTGCTGACTTCCACCAGTTTTAACACCAACAGATGTTCCCGCCAGCCGACGCTTACCCGGCAGTTTTGCAGCAGAAAATAACTGCTTCCCACCGTACCGGCGTAGCTGTGTAGACCGAACGCGACCGGATATAACCGCCATCGGGTCAGTGTTACTTGCCCGTTGTGAGATGTAGAGGCGGCTTTTCACATACCCTTTTGTCAGCGCTACCTGCTCAGTGATTTTCTCAACAGCCAGTGAATGCGCATTAGGCACAACATTATTGATTGATGCGATCAGCGCGGAACGTAACTTTACAGGCAATTCAGCGAATGCCTCTTTGGCTTCATTCAACCCGATCTGTTCAATCATGCTTTTGTTACCTGATACGTAATAAACATGCCGTCATCGTCCAGCAGCTTGTTAAGCCGGAATGACTCTCCGGTTGCTAACGTGATGACATCTTTGCGAGAGTGCTGGCTTCTGTCTGATTTAAGCCAACTGATAGTGACAGTTACATTCACCATCATTCCGGTGTTTTCAGAGTCTTTAACCCCGCGATCAATCATTACTGATAAAGACTGCGCGGTTCCGCCATCTTGGGTATATGTCGCAGGAGAAGTTTCGCCGTATACCGACATCAGTGTTGATGCGGCTGAGCTGAACGCATTTTCAAATACTGACATAGGCATGAGGGGCTAAGCCCCTCCCCATTAGTTAGTTAGAAAGCAGCGCTTCTGCATAACCGCCAGATTCAGCAGTTACCAGCTTCCCGAAGTCATCCGCATCTTTTGCTGTATCGGCTACCAGTTTGGCGCCATCCCACTTAACAAGAGCGCCAGCGGTTAACCCGGTATCTGTAGGAAGCAGCCAAACGCCATCAGCTTTCCCAGCGAATTTGACACCTACTGCAGCAGATTCCAGAGGAACAACAACCAGTGCGCCGATTTTTACCGGAGTGCCTGACACTACGCCACCAGATGGGGCGATCAACGTCAGTACGCTGCCATCACTTACATAATTCTTTGCCATAATTAATTTCTCTTACGATAGGAGAATGATTGGCAGGCCGTCAGACCTGCCGAATAAATTACTCGCCAGCAGACTTGACCAGGCCGCGGAAGTCGAGCGGAGCAACGCCCGCATCGATACGAACCTTAGTTGCCACACCGTCTGAGGTGAAACCTTGCTGCTGTTCCATGTACGGGGTATCGATACCGTTCAGATATGCCACTTCGATGGTATCCATGCCAGCTGCAGCAGCCAGATAGAACGCTTTAGTTGATGCATCATCCAGACGCGGTTCGCCGATAACTTCGGCAAAGTTGCGGATCGGGTTATCAATACCGCTATTGGTGTCAGCACCAGGTACAGATGCAGAGCGGATCAGCTGGTTGGCTTTCGATTCCAGAGAAACAGGAGTCAGAACAAATGCCGGACGGATGTTCAGTGTGCGACCAGTAGTCCCTGCTGATTTTTGTGTGCGCATTTTGGTGCGGGCGGCATCCAGTGATTCAACGCTCAGTGCGGAGGTGGTACCAGTCAGTAAGTTTTTATGGTCTGTATGGAACAGGGCTTTTGAATCCTGTTTCAGCGCAGGGTTATTCACCAGCAGCGCATATACCAGATCGCCGATGGTAGCTTTGGCTGCCATCCCCATTTTGCGCGGGATATCGGTCAGCAACATTAGATCATCATTGATGATAGCCTGACGGGTAATGCTGAACAGCTCGCCGTAAGTGGCCAGCGCGATTTGCTCACCACGGTCGCTCAGAGTTACATATTTGTACTCAGCCCCCTGGCGGACCTCACGCAGCGCAGCGAATTCACCAAGGCCAACACGGCTGGCAGTTTTAAAGTCGCCCAGCTCGCCTTTTTTGGTCCATTTGGTGAAAGTTTCTTCAGAATCTTCCCAACCAGCCAGCATTGCTTTGTTTGATACATCCAGCAGGATTGAGCCGAAATCAGAGGTTGAATGGGTAAATGCCAAGCCAACCATTTCCATTGGATTGAAGCTGGCCACACCAATGCCACGATCAACAAGGGATGCACGCGCCAGTTCACGTAGGCTCATGTGGTTGTACAGGTTATCGCTCTGACGTTCTGCCAAGCCAGCCCGAGCCAGAATGGATGCCTTCACTGAGTCACCAACAATATTCCCGTTGCCGGCACGAATGTGTGCAGCGGCAGCAGCTGGCGTGGTGTGCTTGCCGATTTCTTCCATGATTTTGGTTTTTGCCTGAGCCGGTGTGATAGTCATATCATTCAGGCAGGTAGCCATCAGGTCAGGGTATTTGTTGCCAGCCAGTGCAAACAAGTCCTGGATCTCGTTACGACGAGTTTGTTCTTTCTGCTGAAACTTGGCCAGGATGGCGGTTTCATCTACTGGTTGCTGAACTGCCTCCGCTGGCGCCGGAACGACAGGTGCTGCAGGCGGAGTGACATTACCACGAGGGGTAATCAAAGTTTTCAGAGCATTTGGCATGTTGGTGAACTCCTTCATGCGGTTTTGGTTAATAGAGGCAGCAGCCTGCAACGGCGCTTCCAGATAGTCGGCAAATCCCATCTCGACAGCTTGTTTGCCGTCAATCCAGGTTTCTTCGGTTAACAGTGCGGATATTTCTTCACGGCTTTTGCCCGTTTTCTTTTCATAGGCAGAAAGCATCATGGTTTCATTGCGATCAAGGAAATCAGCCATGTCGCGTAAATCATCAGCATTGCCGGCACTACCCATCCAAGGCTTATGTACCATTAGCCATGCATTCTCTGGCATATACACTTTCGCGTTCGGCAAACAGGCGATCACGGATGCCATACTGGCGGCGATACCATCAATAAAAATCCGGATGTTCGCAGTGAGTCGGCTCATGGTGTTGTAAATGGCAAGCCCGTCCATTACGTCACCACCTGGTGAGTGAATGCGTAAATCAATGTTTTTGGCATCGAAAACGCCTTTTGCTTTTGCTTCATCCAAAAAGCTTTTTGCCGAAACACCCCAGTAACCGATGATGTCGTAAATGGCGATTTCCACTGGCTGGGTATTAGTTGCAGCTTTAATGGAAAACCAACTTTTGTTAACGGGATCTTGTCCGGCTGTTACTGCTTTCGGGCTGAACAGCATCTTGTTGAGTAGCTTGCTGGCCTGTGACATTGCTTTGAGCTCCTGAGTCATTGGCAGGGTCGGTATCTGTAACGATGCCGTTGTCCCGGTTGAATTTGATTTCGTCGATTCGCTGGCGTTTAACTTCATCAGGGTTGCGGCCTCGAGCCCGGATCCATTCTGTCTCTGTAGCTGCGCCACCTCTGATCTGGTTTTTCCACGCTTCAGATTCTTTTTGCGGGTCAATCCAGGGCATTACTGGTGCGAGATAAACCGCATCAAAAAGTGTGCGTCTATCCAGTTCAGGAGGGATATCAAGATCAGTAAGTAGCTCAGCTTTCAGCCATTCCCGATAAACGGGACGAGACCACATGGAAACGAATTCATTCTGTAGAACCGCAAAGCCTTCGAATCCTTCAACCAGCTCCTGACGCTGCGCGGAATAAGTACCGTCATAATCACGCGCAACGCTGGAATAGCTACCACGAGACCCAGCAGAAACAGAGCGCAGCTGGCCAGAACGCCAGATGTTAAGTTGCGTATTTGGGCGGTTACTTTGAATGGTGCCGACTTCTTCACCAGGGCGCAGGTCATCGAACGTCATGCCGGGTGAAATATCAAATGTCCGGGGTTTGATCTCAGCCTCTGGCGGCATGTAAAGATCTGGATTGCCTTTCTTAATATAGAAAGCAAGGCATGCAGATATGCGGGCAGCGACACGTTCTGCTTCTTCGACATCTTTCAGATCGGAAAGTCTGGTGATGATGCCATGTAAAAGACTGATACCACGAACCTGATGAAGACGTTTGCGAAGAGCAAGGTGGATCATGTCATCCGCAGGAATCGCTTTCGTTTTAAACCGGATCCCAGTTGCTTCGCCGGGGTGGTCATAAAGCACATTGAATGCTGTAGCTCTGCGCCATGTGTTTAACTGAACACCCTGGACAATGTTCTGGCTGTTATCGTTCATCTCATACGGAACGAAATCAGCTTCCAGCACTTCGATCGCGAAAGGTGTATCTGTCAGATGTTTGTAATTCGGTACGTTGCCCCGCACGAACTTCCCGAAGACGTCGCCATCGCGAAGCCATGATCTGGCTGCCAACCGTTCCAGTTGTGGACGGGAGAAAACGCCGGTGACTTCTGGCTTCAAAGACCACGCGGCCCAGCGGCGACGAAGTTCGCTGGAAAATTCCTGATTAATTTCACCGGTAATATTTCGCGGTTGCGGCTCAATCTGGATTCCGT